ATTCATTGTCAGTTATCCACCTTTTAGGTTTTTTGCTTCTTCAATATTCATTATTATTATTATTATTAAATCATTTCATTCAATCTGTCAATGATTCTATTCCATTGATTTTCTAGAAGTTCATCAAATTTTTTCTTCTAATTTCTCACGTTCTTTTCCTGTATTTCTATTCGCTGCCAGATCATCGGAATATTTCTCAGGGAACCGTACTTTTAGTTTGTTGATAACATTAGTAAGAGCTTGGGTATGATCAATTTTTAATTCATCTACTAGTATAGCTTGATACCATCCAATGTCTCCAATAGCTTCTTCACTAATACCAACACGATCAATGGTACCATCTTCTAGATATTTCAAAAGATGTTCTGCAACTTCCGAAGATTCCGTAATACAGCCTAGTAAACCGTGAACCAATCTAAAATTCAGATTATCTACGTCTACACGTTCATGATTAGTATTTGATTCAATAAATTCCAACACATTATCATTCAATTGATTTACTAATGTGATGTAATTTTCATCGTATTTGGAATAATTCTTATAAAAAATTCCTTTCTTAAAATAATCAAGAAGTGTTCCAGTTGTGATAAAAATGTCCAATAAGGACTTAAATGCTGGAAGGTTAATAGCTGCATTGTCTATAACGGATTCTGTACGGAGAGCTTGTTTTGTAAAATTTTCAAATATCATTTAATTTTCTCTTTATTGATTTCATCATTTTATCACTTATTTCAACCGTTGTCAATATAAGGAATCAATTTCCAATTCCAATCTTCTATCATTCCAGTTTCCCAATCCGTTATCCAGTCATTCAATACAACCTCATAAACTCCATCTGAACATTCATCAAGATTGACTATAGATTTCAAAGCGTCATTTGTTCCAATGTTCATACAATCTTCCAATAGCTGATTGAATCCTGTGGATTTTCTTTTCAAGAATCTGATGGTTTTCTGTTGAACAATATCGTTACCTTTCATAAAATTATTAGTAATTATTTTGACCACTGTCCGCTGTGAATTTTTCATTTTAATATTCTCAATTTCAAAAATAATATTCATCATTTTCCTCATCATCAAATGCAATGTCGCCAATCGTTGTTCCATCTTTTACTTTGATTTTCTTAAAAACGTTGTTTACTTTGTCAGAAGTAGAATAAGATCTGACAATCGAATTGATTTCATTGTTAGACAGTCCAGATAATTCATTAATTAATCGTATAACATCCTCAAATTTGTTATTAAGACTTTTTAATGTATGACTTTGACATCTGTCAATAAATTTGCACAATTTTTCAATAATCATTTCGGCTTCTTGTTTATTGAGTGCTGTTATATCGTTCAAAGTTTCTACTAATCCTGTTAAACCTTCTTTTCTGGTATAAGTGCTATTGCTATTTAATTTGTCAATATTTTCTTGTAGATCTCTTGCAGGAAGATTGTTTATAGTTTTATTTTGTCCCAAATAATCGAGATATTTTTGTGCCATTTGTTTATCTTTTGCATTCTTCTTAAACAACCCTTTAGCATATAAGAAGTTTAGTTTTTCTTGTACAATGCCTTCCATCCAAGGGCGAACAGAATCGGATAATAGCAATGTTTCCCATGCTTTATCGTTTAATAATTTTGCTCTAATTTCTTTTGGGTAGAATCGAATGAAATAATCGACATAATCTCTGTTACCTTTTATATATTCTAATGCTCCATCTTGATTGTTGACATTACTAAAAAATTCATCATTGGCGTCATCGTTTTTATTCTTAAACAATGTTTTTAATGCCGATTTAAATGATCCAGATTTAATTTGAGAAATCAATTTTGTTACATTTAATTTCTTGTCAAGAACATCATACATGTCGCCGCCATTATTATACACATCCAGAGCATAATCTAATCGTCTAGGGGAACAAAGATCTTTTAATTCTTTAGTTAAACCATTCCACCATTCTGTGGCCCCACTTCCCACATAATCTCCATATTTGTTTACCAGATAAGATTTATCTACAGAATACGGAACATTGACAATCACATGAAAACGATCTTTTTGAGCAGGGTCCAATGTTTCAACATCGTATTTTAATTCATCTTCATTTTCGTCATCTGGGTTAATAGCCGCCCATATTACTTTCAGATTATTAAATTTCTTTCCATTAATAGATTTAAATTGGATTAGCTCCATGACAGCATTACGAACTTTAGGCTTAGATCTGTTGTATTCATCAAAAAATATAGCTTCAACTTCATCATTCTGAAGTGCTTTAGGGCGCACTAGATCAAGGTATCTATTTCCGTTATCATCTACTACTTCCTTTGGTACACCAATAAGATCTACAAAAGGATCTAATGTAGATGCAGAGAAGTATAACCAATTTAAATTATTTCTATTAAAAGCATCAATGATGCTGTGAGTTTTGCCCACACCATGTTTACCGACAAACAAAACATTATAGTTGTGTTTGATCCAAAAATCTAATTTAGATTCTGAAATTATTGACATTACTCATTCCTATTTTCCATCATCATAACAACTTGACGAATCTTTGTCAACCTGCTACTATCTTGGAAACCTCATGGAACAATGAAATGCAATTATTTGAAGAATACGAATCAATTTTGATGGAAATGGTAGAATATCATTCTATCTTTTATAAATTATGGTCAATTACTTCTCCACAATTCAGCAATACAATTCCAACAGCATGTGTATATTTCGATTCTAACGGAAAAGAAATTATAATGGAATTTAATGAAGAATTTTGGAATTCTTTAACTAAAACTCAAAAGAAGTTTGTTATCTGTCATGAAACATTGCATATGCTCCTTAGTCATGGAAGGCGTACAATCAACGACAAACGTGTTGCACAGTTAATCAATGTTTGTCAAGATATAGTAATCAACGAGCGTCTAATAGCGATGTACGGTTTTAAACGCACTGAAATTGATCCTAACAACAAATATTGTTGGGTGGACACCGTTTTCAAAGATAATCCAGAATCAATTTCTACAACAGAAAATTTCGAATATTATTTTAACTTATTATTCAAGATGGATAGTTCCGCTCCTGATGATAAGGGAGAAGGAACCGATAGCGGAGAAAACTCAGGAGGATTGCCTTGTACTGTAGACGATCATTCAAAGATGGGAGATTTTGGAGATATTAATGATATTGGAGATATTCTTTCTGAGGAAGAAAAAGAACATATTAATGATTTTATTGAAGCCTGTAGCGATCCTAACGCATGCGTTAATGAACAACGAGGATCAGAAGATGGTAAGTTAGTAATGACTTTAAACCTAGAGAAAGTAAAAAAGAAGAAAAAATGGGAAACTGTCATTAAAAAATGGACAAATAAATTTATCAAACAAACAGATGTTGACATTGAACAGTGGGCCATGATGGATAGAAGGTGGACAAATCTTTCTTCAGATCTAATTCTTCCTAGTGAATATGAATTAGATGATCTTAAAGAAGATTTTAATAAGATTGATGTATGGTTTTTTCAAGATACCAGTGGATCATGTGTACATTTAGCCAAACGATTCTTTGCCGCTGCAAGATCATTGCCAGAAAATAGGTTTAATGTAAGAATGTTTTGTTTTGATACGAAAGTATATGAAACTGATTTAACATCAGGAAAGTTATATGGCTTTGGTGGTACATCTTTCAATATCATTGAAAATAAAATTCAGAAAATATGTAAAGATGAAAACATTAATCCTAAAAAAGTGTTTCCTTGGGTAATTACAGATGGATACGGGAATAATGTTTCTCCACAATATCCTAAAAATTGGTATTGGTTTTTGAGTAGTAATTATAGAAGGTGCATACCTAACGAATGTAATATTTTTAATCTTAAAGATTATGAATAACAATTACCGCTGTTATTGATAACCATCAAACTGACCGGGATGTGATTCGTACCCACAATCGCGCATGATGTCATGATCTAATGAATCATTATATGATGCTTTATAGCTGCGATATTGTTTCACATACATTTTAGCCAAGACTAACGATTGTTTGTCCGAACATCTTTTGGCAGAAATAATATTACCAGCAAAATTTCTGTCATATTGATTTGTACTACTAATCCCATTAGAATGGACATTTTGCGCAAGTCTCATGTAATCTTTGGAAAAGATTTTAATCAATTGTGAAGGAACGTTTCCATTTTTTAAAATGGATTCTACACTTTCATGAGGTTTCATTTAGTTTCCTTAGAATTTTTTTAACTGGTTTAGGTTGGAAGCTCCACAAATAACAGTTAAGGTAAGCTATATCAGATTGGGACAGATTTCTACGTTCTTTTTTCTTTGATGATTTTAAACCTTCCTCCATTTTTCTAAAAGGAAGTAAATTATATTCATCATTATTAAATAATGCTTCGTTTATAGCATTTTCGATAAGCCATCTATGAAGATAGAGCAATCTACTATTCTTAGGAAACGGCGTGGTTGATCTTCCAGAAATTGTTTGAAAAATATCTTTAGGTTTAATAGGAAGCCCATCAGCAGGTTTTCCTAATTCAGTAGGTTCCATTTTTCTATAATTCATGTTAATTCTCAAGCAGTACGGTCAAATAATCTATTCTGCCTCGAACAGTAATGTTATTTTCCGAAACGATTTTTATAATGTTGTTAAGATGCAACTCAATGTTTTCATTCCATTTATCATACAATTTTATTGTATTAAATGACGCTAAAGCTTGCATCTCTCCGCTTCCACATGCATCAAAATTGTTTACAGTTTCTTGTATCTGAAAATCATTATAAATTTTGAATAAGGAACCGTTATAGTAAACTAAAAATGTTCCACCACTTTTTTCTGTATCCAAAATATATCTATTGTCTCGAAAAGATTGAATTAATTTTGGCATAAATTCATTAATCATATATTTTACATTTGAAATTCCTTCAACATGTGGGGGAGGAATAAAACAATGTTCGATTATCTGTCCCATCCTAAATGATGTAGTATAACCTATTAAGAATTTTCCATCACCAATTGTGAATATCTTTGAAGCTTTGTATTCTTGGGTAGCATGATAATCCACTGACGTTCCATTGGAATCTGCCGCCATGTGACCATTGCCGTTTTCATCTACATAACCTACTATTAACGTCATTTACATTTTCCTTAAATAGTTTTATTTTTAAACTAAATCATCAAACTGATCATTAACCAATTTTAAATAATATCTACCGATAGAATTTATTGTAAACACTCCGCCAGCGTCAATTTCATTAGTTAAAGGATTCATGTCAGAAAAATTTGTATCCACGAACCATCGCCTCATTGGTATCTTATGCGGCTTTACAGCCCAAACATCCAACTCACCATCTATATGAGATTTAAATCTGTCTAAGATATGCTCAGCAGATTCCCAAGAAGTGGCAAAATATAATCTATCAGGATGATTTGATAGTTTTGTATGCGATCTAGGAGTTAATCCTTTCCCGTAGATATGATCACGATTTTTTCTTGGTGCTACATGATATAAAATATCAGGAAGCTTGGTATTAGTTATTTCAACTTCAAATTTTGGCTCTAATTCTAAAGACTCAAAATCTTTTCCGGTTTTTGTATATGCCTCTGAATCGTACCACCAATTTTCATTAAATCCTTTCTTGGTTTTATCATTTGGTAAGCACACGTACCATCCAGCTATTGATAATATTTGTTTAAGCTTGGATGCTTGAGTTTTATTCAATGGCTCATCGGTAAAAACTCTAAATTCAATTATGGAATATTTAAACGGCAAATTTGCATTATTAAGTAATTTCATCATCTGATCTCGATCTTGTGATAAAATTAATCCTTCATTCAATTTTTTGAACTCGTTGACTGCATTTATAATATCTCTATTCAACAAATTTTCTATTCTCATTTAGTAACTCCTTCCAATGCTTCTAGCTTAAAATATTTCATCGTATTCTCTAAACTTCCAAAAACGATTTTTAACGTCTTCTCTGTATACTTTCTTTTGCATTGTCTGTTTACAATATCCCAATGCATCAAAACATAAGATACCACCTAATGTGTACCATCCGTCTTTTTCATATTGTTTTATAGATTCCGATATTGAATCAAAATTTGGTCCGCGTAATGTTACATTTTGTAACATAAATTCTGGACATTCTACAGATTCTAATCGTTTATTTTGTGTATTATTAATTTTGTTTTTCTTTTTATGCTTGTAGGATTTCGTCGAATCCTTCTTCTTTTGTTGGTGGCTCATAGGTTCTCTTCATGTTTTCAATTATGGAATTTGGAATATATTTTCCTTCAGTTTTGGTACGATTGTATAGTCTATCTTTAAGAGTATCATCGTCAACTTCGAATACCACGGCTATTTTTTCGTAGTGCTTTGGCAATCTGCTGATGATTCCTTTACGTTTCTTCGCTGAAAGGTTTGTCTGATCCCAAATGATATTTTGGTTATTTTTAATAGCGTTGATTAAATTACTATTCATATTAGAAGTAGCAATTTTAATATATTCATCAAACACTTCTGAATATGTTTTATTCTGTGATTTAGCGTATTTGTCAATTTCATCGTCACTGGAAACAATGACAAAATCATTTTTATTTTGTTTATTTCTGATCCATGTAGATTTACCACTCCCCGGCAATCCTATAAGGATATAGGCTACTGGGTGGTGCGAATAATCTTCTGGTAGGTTTAAAACGTTTTCTAGTTTCATAAAAAAATTCCCATGATAGAATATTCTATCATGGGAATGAACATTTGTCAATCTATCTTTATAGATACAGACTTAGTAGTTACTTCTGGTTTTACCTTCTCAGGCTCAGAGATTTTGATGGTTAGAATCCCATCTTTATATGACGCAGATTCTATTTTTGAATCTTTAGTTAGACTGAATGTTTTCTTAAAATCTCGCTTAGAAATTTGAATAGAAACGTATTCTACAGATTCATTTTTGTCTTCTTTGTCTTGTGTTCCAGAAATAGTGAGGGTACGGTACTTCCCATCATCGTCTTCATTTACAGAAATGTCTTCTTTTGAAAATCCGGCTAATGCTATTTCTATTGTAGTAACATTGTTATTTTTGGAAATATTTACAGGATGATTTACAGATACAGCTTTATTAACCTCATTATATGTATCCCAATGATCAAAGATATCTGATAGTTCATTTGTTAAATTCTGAAAAACAAAATCAAAATCTAAAAATGATTTCCTATACCAATCATCTTTTGCTAGTTTGGCAATCCTAGAAAGGTTATTAGGGTAAAGTGCATTAAACAATGAAATATTTGACATAGTATTTTCTCCTTTTAGTTAGTCAAATTTTGATCCCAATTGGCGATCAATAAACCGGCTTACCTATCTACCGGGACAGCATTTCGTTCTGTCGGCTTCATTAGCATTAATGGATATTTCACGGAAGATTTTTTATTTTATATCAGAATCTTCTACTGATAATTTTTATTTATATTTCTGTTACAATCGTTTCGGTTAAACATTTTTAATCTCTTTTTTATTATATAGCTTTAACTTTTCAGTCGGGAATGCACGCATTCGATATAATTCATCTTCGTTAATATCATTGACGATATTACAACCTTTTAATTTATCAAAAGGGTAACTTTCTTGTAAACCACAATTAGAGCAGCATATAATTTCATCCCTCGGGAAGAAATCACGAAATAAATAAGGGAGCTTAAAACACAAATGATTGCAATTTTGTTGCAATTCTTTTAATTCTTTATTATATTTTTCTATAGCTTTGTTGTATTGAATTTTAATTGTATTTAATTTAGTCATATTTAATATCTATTTTAGGCAAACTTCGTACTTCATGTAATAATTCTATTTAATTATTCAATTCTTCTCCACATGCTTCATAATAAGCATCATACAATCTCCCATAATCCAAAGATTCAGACATGACAACACCTGATTTTTTAGGAATAAGATTATCTAATTTATTTGCCAGATATAACGCATGTTCTTGATCCTGTTGGGCAGCTAAACTTATAAGATGCCCAACTAAAACTCTAATCTGTTCTACATCTACTAGTTGTGCCATAATATCACCTAAACTCGAAAGTGCGATTGTTTATATTAAATCTAAACTTTCATTATTCTTCTACAATTGTAATTTTATATTCGCTGTTATATTCTTCACAAGGAATAATATTGAAGTTTTCTATTCTATAATCTTCTACAATATAAACATTATTAAGTTTTTTAATTTTACTTCCAGCATCTTCTTCATCACCAGATTCTGAGTTTTCATCTAATGACTTAGCAAAACCATATCCAGAAGGAGCAATAGCCATTTGTATATTGTCCATTAACATTTGTTTTAGTGCCGTTCCCACAGGAGTGTCTAAGACTTCGAATATACCTTCGTATCTTACTTCAGTCAAGTATGTTTCTTTATTAAATTCTAATAATTTGTGTGAACTTTTTTCAAATGGTTTAACCAGTTGACCATCTTCTGTTGTGTCCATATCTATCGTCTGGATTCCAAATATGTCTTTATCAGAAAATGCTTTATCTAAATCTTCTTCCTGATAGATTCTTCCATTATAATTAGGTTTATTTGCTATAAACAACGTTGCTTTAAATTTCATTTTTATTTTCCTTAAGGATTATATGGTTGTACCATTATTACGAATCGACGATTCTGATAGTATCTAAATATAATGCCATTTCAGGACACTATATTCAGTAAACACTTCACCGAATCCTGCATTTGACTAGGCAACATTGCTGTCCAGTCTTTCAACGAGAATGTTCCAATATTTCCGGACACACCCGAATGTTTGATTCATCTGGGTCTGTTGTTTCGGATTAGGATAACATCTGTATTTGTGTGCTTTTTGTATCATTGTATGATTCTAGCATGTTCTGGATTACATGTCAAGTGTGCTCGTTTTGCCACTTAATGTCTCGGGGATGAATAAAGATATAATATACATTGCAAAATTGTTTACCACAATTGAAGAACTTCCTCCAATTAAAGCTCCAAATGGGTACAGAAGGTTCTTCAGGTTAAGCCGTTAACTTCTTTTAGTTTGCTTACGATTTTATTGCATAATCTAATAAAATCGTAAGCAGATGCTTTTTTCCTATTTTTATTTCGATTTATTGGAAAAACGTTATCCCAATCTATATCATCTTTGAACTCATTATGATTTATAGTTTTAATGAGTTCTTTTTTGATATATCCTTCTGGGGATATTACTGTGCAACCAGACATTCCAGCTTCAAGAGCCGATAATCCTACAGATTCTGGATGTGTAACAAAGAAAATATCCGACACGGACAGCATCTTACGATATTCTATGTTATCTAATCCGTTTCTATCATGCATTTCTACAGGAGCGTTTATGTCCGTTATAAGCTCGCCATTCCCAATACGAAACACATTTATACCAGAGTATCCATAGCGCGTATAATCTAAATCTTTTATCTGTTGGAGAATATCCACAGTTCTATCTGTATGCCACAATGTTTTAACATACATGGTATGGTCAATGAATATATTAAGAGTCTCTTTAGGCTTCTTAGTGACCGTAAAAGCGTGCTTGTTCGCTGCCCACTTCACTACAGCATTTTTACGAGCGTTGCGCTTAGAGAGCTTCCCAAGAGTTCCAAACGTTATGTCTGCATTACTTTGTTCGAGAATACTATCGCCTAATTGTGCAATGATAATATTCGGAGCAAGTTTTTTCACTTCAGAAATAAATGATATGTTTTTATCACTACGGTCTAGAGTTTTCAATCCCGCCACTAATATAGCATCATATTCAGATAATTCTTTTATTTTTTTATCTGATATTGGTGAATTGGTATCAATACATCGAAATAACTCTTTATCCAAGAACACATCAAGAGAGTCATTGAAATGTGAGATAAATGTCTCATATATATTTTTAGCCATGTTCCCCGTATACGTCTGCAATATATCTTGCTGACGTACATTGGGGAAGGCCAGAACAACTTTCAGTTTTTTCATCTCTATTGAAACGATTAGATTAAAGTTTTATAAAATTTTTCGGGTCAGCCAAGAATTTTACCAATAGATTTGGGAACAAATTAGTAATAGGGTTCATTAATGTACTATAATACACTTGAGCCTTCTTCAAATCTTCTAAAGTCCCACCATCCAATATTTCCAATACATGATTGATACTATCAATAGTTTTATTTTTTGTACTGTTATCAGTTTTGGCAGCTTTGTCAAATTCTGTTATTGACTTCTCAATATCTTTGATCTGTTTCTTAGCTTCCTGCTTAACATCATTAGGAACTTTTATTTTGCTATTCTTGTCAGAATCATGTAATTTCGTATGAATATCATTTTCTTCTTTCAGTTCTTTATTTGCTTTATTCAAAGCTTCTTTCGCACCAGCTTCTGTATCCTTTTTCACGGTAACGTCTGTGACACCAAATTTCTCTAGTTTGATCTTAGCAGCAGTAGCTTCGGCTTCAGTTTTATAATGTTCTTTATTGTTGTTATAACACACATAATATCCACCACCATGATCTTCATTTAAGAGAGAATCAAGTTCTTTTGACCAACGTTCAATTTGTTTTTCCTGATCTTGACGTAAATGGTTATCCTTTGGCAGTGTACGATTCTTCTCTTTAAAATCTTCAATATTATTTTTCAATGTTTCGATACGCTTTTCTTTGGGCTGTCCTTTGCCTAAATCGGGTTGACCATTTTTTCTAAATGTTAATTTAGATTCAGTTACAGAATCTTCTACACGATACACAAATGTGAGAACGTCAGTAGCACCTACAAAATCGTCTGCATCATGGCGACTTTTAAATTCTTCCTCACCAGTAACGCCAAGTGGCTGACCTGCATGAATATTGTATTCACTACTGGCCCATTTTATCCAACGGTTCAGCATAACTTCTTCTCTATCTTCTAATCCAGAAGTATCAGCATTGACTAGAGCACTAGCCCAATGTGCAGGAAGTTGTAACTCGATTGTATCGAATGTTGCTTCATTAATATTGGCAGATTCCCTAATGTCTGGGTTATTTGCACGAATGTATTCATCGTATTCAATAAACATATCGGTATCAGGATCATAATACTTCCCTTCTTTGGGATCATAGTACACTACACGACCATCGCGCCACCTAAACGGGCCTTCTAATCCAGCACGTTCAATGTATCTGTCACTATCCACAGCAGGAAGAACGGTATGCGCTTCATTGATCCAGAAATCTTCTGGTTTATAATCTGTAGATTTACCATCTTTATGGAACAAAAGAACGGTATCAGGCTTGCGGGACCATGGCTTATAAGTTACATTATAATCGCCCAACAAATCTTTCCCTACCACATAATCTTCACTTTTCCATACTACCTTTTTACCATCCTCCACAGCTTTAACTACATCAGAAATGGTTTCAAATTCATTGAGTGAATTTGCAGATTCAGAAAGAGTTGTCTTAGGATTTTCAGAATCTATTTTAACAATTTTATACTTGTATTTTATTTTCTTATTGTTATCATCGTATTGATCTTTCCAAGAATCTTTCCATTCGTCTACAACGTATGAACGACTTGTGTCGGTAAATTGTAAACCGTATTCATTACTTCCGGGTTCTGCAATATAAAGTCCCCATAGCTGTTCAGATTCTAATACAGTATCTTCACCGTATTTCCATTCTCTAATAATTTTAGAGAATAAATCCTCAGATAGCTGCTTTGTGGATTCGTTTATTGTTATTTTTGCTATATTAGTATTATCATCAATATCAACCTGTGCTCCGTAGACTTTCACATGTCTGATAAAATCAACAGTTTCATTCAATTTCAAATCATAAAATTCTTTTACAATTTCAGATTTTTCTTTCTTTTCTATTGCAACAATGCCTGCAAGATCCTTGAGACGTATAATATCCATTTCTTATTCCTATATAATTTAACTATTTATGAAATTTTGGTGCCATTTCGCTGATAATCCTCTAGCATTATACAATTGTTTAATAGCATATGCTAGTAATTCTGTATACTGAATCCAACGGTCTTTGATATATGCTTGTGGTATTGGAACATTTAATTCTTCGAACGCAGCATTTACTAACACAACGGCTGACTCCCACTCTGTTTTTAAATCTTTTGATAAAGTTGTTATCTTCTTTTCTAAGGCTGTAATAGTATCATTAGGAAAAGGACTCTTTTCATCTGTTTCTATAAAAACAGGCTTCTGTTTTTCATCCTTTTTCTTTTCTATTAAAATTTGTAAAAAATTCATACTCTCACCAATTCATAAAATATCCCAGAATCTTTAAATTTTTTTGTAACCAATTTAAATTTGCCAGAATTTTTTAAAATTTCTACAATATCTCCTTGAACTTTCTTTTCAAAAGGACTCCTAGCGTAAAATCTGGCTGTAGCATTTTTGGCAGTTTTATATGCTTGAATAGAATCTACTCCTAATCTTACAGTAGATGACACCAGTTCAGGGTACTGCTTCAAGAATTCTTTAAATGACTTATCGAATTTTTGTTTAGAGAATACAAACTCTATGTTATCATTCTCGTCAAGAATTTTTAGATCTTCATTTTCAAAAATTATCATAATAATTATAGTTTATATCTTATTTATTCTTATTCAATTCTTTAATTCTAGAATTATAATCATCTATGTAAGTTTTGTAATAATTTGCTCGCATTGTCTCATATTGGAGATATTCAAGCTTAGCAAGGTCATCTTCTAACATCTGTTGCATACTTTGTTCATTTAATATGTACAATATATCAGATTCATGAAGGTTCTTCATTTTATCTTGTAACAACTGCTTATTTACTACTTCAATATTGGGAGAATGTAATTTAAAATCGTTATATTGGTTCGGATGGACAATTGGAACTTCTGTGTATACAGGCACGTATACGGTCTGTTTTAACAGAGAACATGAAGTTATCAGCATCATAAATGGAATGATCAATAATAGTTTAGCGTATTTGCCATTTATCATTCAAATCTTTCCTTAAATTGTCTAAATTAGTTTGTGTATCACTTATTGTATTACCTTTTGATACTAAAGAAATACGTTCACGCAATGCAGCATTATTTCGTTTAATTGAATTGACTTCTTTATTAAAGTCTTCAATTCGATTTTTTGTAATCAAAATTTCATTTTGTAAAAAAATATAACTATCCGACAATGTTTGGTATTTATTTTTGTAATCTACCAATTCATTATTAATTTTATCTATTTTATTTGATAGATACTGGTTATATTTCCAAGCACCTGCACCACCAACAAGAATTACCAATGTAAAAAATACTATTAGTATTTTAGACCAATGTTTCATGAACATATAAAGGCCGGGATTCATTACAGCTAGTCCGGCCAAAAAATTGGTTCCTTGTGGGGTTTCTAATGAAGTTATAATGTCCATTATTTTATCCTATTTTCCAATCTGGAAATTTCACTCTTCAAATCTTGTAATTTGCTATTCATACTTTTATAATGTTTTTCAACAGTAAAACATATTTTATAAAGTTTAGAAAGCATTCGTTCTTGTTCTTTAAGTTTTTTGTTTAAAGATTTATTTTCATTTTCCAAAGAATTATATTTTTTGAATAATTCTTCCATTGCGTTATCCATTTTAAATTTCCTGAATTATTTTCATCAATTTCTGACAACAACCCAGTGACATTCGAGCATCATCTAATGCATTATGTTTATCTCTATTCTTATAAAAAATCTTAAATAGTTCTTCCGAATTTTCGGCACCAAACGCCACAAATCCAATGGAAAAGCTATCAACGCATCGATGAGATATTTTAAAATAGATATCAAATTTATTCGTTAGTTTATTAAAAAATGGAATATCAAAACTTCTAGCATTATGACCTAAAAACAGTATGGATTCATCAGGGTTAAAATACTTTAGCAAGAATTCTGTAATTTCCAATACAGCTTGGCCTTCTTCTATCCCGTTTGTTTCCAAGTATTCTTTAGATAAACCATGAATTGCTTCAGCTTTAGAAGACCAGTGCGAAGTTCCATTATGTTTGATTTCACGATAAAAAGAATCTATTTCGTTAAATTCATTATCGGCTACGATCAAACCAATACTTACAATTTGATGATTGTGCGTAACGTCTCCATCAAATGATAATCCGGATGTTTCTACATCAATCGCCACTAACTTGTCAATCATTGATTTCTTCCTTGGAGGAAATTAAGCTCATGTAACCATCTATATGGTTAACTGCTTTGACCAATTTTTTCTTGTACAAGTCCCTAGCTAGTTTTGTTTTAGCTGTATCGTATTTGTTTCGATAGTAATCAGCAATCATTAGCAAATCATCTAGGCGATTTGTAATCCTAGATGATAAATCATTTGTTAATGTTGTGGCATTGCCAGCGAGACTTTGGAGTGGTTCTGCATTCATAGGTATTTTCCAGTTTTTGCCGTCCTATTATACCACAAAGTTTTTAGTTAGGCAAGCCTGTAATATGCAGGAATTGTACGTTGCCAACAGTATCGGTACTAGACTGTTGATTGCCATCATCTGATTCTGTAGAATTAGAAGGAATATCTGTACCCGCTAGAATCGCACGACGGAGTTTACTTTCTTTAGCAATATCATCCCCAACATTGTATATCCACAATTCTTCAAAATTGCCATCTTCATGCCGACGCTTATAAACTAGATTAGCGCCTGCTACAGTACGAATATTTCCTTGAAAATTGGCATCTTTTTCAGAAGGATCGGCTTGAATATCTGTTTCATCTTCTGGTTGACCGAAATCATTTTCAAATTCATTACCAAACTCGTTATCGAATTCGTCGTCAAATTCACCATTGTCATTTGTATCACTAAAGGGTTCATCTTCAAATTCTGTAGATTCATCATCAAATTGAGAATAGAATTCTGACCCATAATCTAATTCTGAATCAATATCAAAATCGGGTTCTGAATAATCATCAAATTCATCATATACGGCAAATTCATCATCGTTTACATTGAAATGAGAGAGAATATCGTCAATTTCATTACGAATATCATTTAATCTATCTATAAGGTCTGATAATTTGTTATCGACAGACCCTGTATCATGTGAATCAGTTACATCACCAAATTCATCAGAATATTCACTATTCTCAAATGACACTTTTGATCCATTATCAATCTTCTTGATATCTGTGATTGTCCCTAATTCCATTGTATTTCCTTATTTGTTATTATTTATATTCTTTCGTCGTTTTCGACGTATTTCTTTAGTTCCAGACATAGGGAATTGGGATACGTATCCTATGATTCTAGTTACATAATCAATCGGATAAACTCTTAAGATTTTATTTACAATAGATGATACCCCCAATTTCGAAAATTCTATGGATAATGGATATTCATCTCTGTTAGTATTATACCAATTTTCAGCTACTTTTATTAAAAAGTCTTCTTCGACATTTTCTGCTTTACATAAATCCAATACATACGTATGTATATTTTTATTTTTAACATTATCAATAATATTTAAAGTATTGATATCATTGTATTTTATAACAGAAATAAATTTATATCCATTATAATCTGGAGGGTAATTTTCTATTATCAAAGGAACAGAAACTTTTTTAGTCATAACTTATTAATTCTACATTAATTATTTATAACTAAATTATTTTCTTCATTTGAAATTAATTCGTTTCCATAATCTGTAAGATTGCCGGCTTCATCTATTATTCCAGAATTTATTAATATTTCAAATCCATTATTCGTAATGGTTAATTGACCATCTTTGACATATTGGATAAATCCATTAGCAAGAAGAAATTTTCTTGCCTCTGTTTTATATTCATTTCCGGTGGTATATTCATACGCTAATTTTGGAGTAACAGCCGTATGTATATTACATAATACTACTTTTTGAGTTTCTGTTAATCGTATTGATGTAATATTTTCTATTAATTTTGTCAATATTTCAAACATTTAGTTTTTCCATTCTTAAAAGATTCATTTGTAATACAATATTCATAGCATATGAAATAGCATGGGATTTCCGTAAATCGCTTGCTTCATTTTTTTCATATAATACTTTTCTTGTAGAATATTTATCTTTTAAATATTCAGGTAATAAATTACGCTTATTAGGGCGAATCAGTGCTAATATATCTGCCAAATCTTCAATACACGACGGTTTAACTTTATTAACTACGTCAAAATGTTTTGAAATATGAAACAATTTAGAAACTATATATTCATTCTTTAATATATTCCAGTCAGGTTCCATTTCAATACAATCTTCTAATTCTTTTCTTGATTCGAATATATCTAATAAATTGAGATTTAATATATCAATTTTGGTATATCCCAAATTTTCTGCTTCAGTATACGGAATAGCAGACAATCCTGTTAACGCATCTTTCGGAATATTTTGCAGATAAATTCCAACAGGATGTGATTTCAATTCATCATCTTCTATCATTGAAGCAGATACCATGTATTCTTTCAATAATTCTTTAATATGCTTATTATCTTTAACATCAATGTCAATATCCATTCAATATTTCATCCATTTTTATTAGTATATCATAATGAGAATTCATTTTCTTAATTGCCGTTTCAAATAATAATATATCATTTTTTGAAATTCCAACATGCTCACAAATGCTAACGCAAGAACATTTAAATTTTTCAATTGAATCCATATTTAATTCGATTAAAGGATATTTTTTAATTTTCGAAACACTTGAAAACGGTTCGTTTTCTTTCATATAATTAAGTAATATCAATTTATCTTCATAATTATCTTCATTTATTTTTATTTCACGGATTTTATAACGCCAAACTCTCCATGATAAAATTTCTATTGTAGATAAATTACAATCAAACACTTGCGTATAATCCGAATCTTGTAATAATTTATTTTTGAAAATTTTAACAGATTCTATTTCATTTTGAATGTATTCTTTTGTTTTAGTCGTTTTTAATATTTTAATTTTTGACATTTTTTATTCAACGAAATATGCAGGGATATAATTTTCCGGTACATCTCCGGTAGTTAATGCTGCGGTATTGTGAAACACAACCGAAGACGATATATCACTAACAGATGCAATAAAATACAATTTAGTACCTATCAAATGTACAGTAGGATTAGTATATGTTTCAGGATTTCCTCCACCAAGCCATGTTCCACCATTCGCACGTATCCATACCATATTATTGTATACTGCAAATTCTAATGCAATAGGATTAGAATTTGATATAGAATGTATTGATGTAGCAGCAGATATAATGCTTCCATTAGAATCTATTTCTACTCCACCATTACTAAGCCCTATTCTACAATTGTTTACAGTGGTATCAATTGTTTCATTTCCTATGCCTACGTATGTTCTTCCAGTCCCATTATTATTAATGAGGCATGAAAAATATGATAAATTTCCTATTGCTTTATTAGTGCGTGTAGTTGGGTTTTGTATAGAAGAATTAGAATAAAATATAATTCCATTCAAAATGGACCCACCATTTCCAGTCCACAAATAATCCCACGATGCTGGGACGAACGGAGGCACAGTAGGAGTAGGAGTGGGGGTTATTACTGGAGGAATACTGTTTATACTATCGCATAATACAATATATGTTGCAAATGTGCTTTTCCATTGTGAAGCATTTTGAGGAAGATATTTACAGTCCAACTTACCATCCGAATCAACAAAACATTCATACTTGTTTATTCTATCCATAAACCATGCAGGATTTACGTGTATATTACAATTAGATATATCCGCAGGCTCCCCGTATCTATTCTTAGGAATCGGAATGTGTTCACCATCAAATAAAAATCCACTATTTCCGGAAATGTCACCGTATCTAACAAATTTTACCCATTGATACCCATTCCATTGACATAAATATTTTCCAGTATTATTATACCAAAGTTGTCCCAATGTTGGATTATTCAATACCGAAGATAATTTGAAATCGGGGTCTGGAACGTCTTCTTGATCATTTATAGAAGGACAAGAAAAATGTTCCAATAAATGAAGAGTATTTTCATTCAATTCTTCCCCATATTCCAATGTTCTTTTCCCTATGAGATTAATATCCAAAATATCTTCAACAAACACTCTTCTAGGAATTTTTATTTCTGGAATGGTATTATCAGTATATTTTACACTATATCCTCTATTAATCGTAGTCATTCAATTCTCATTTCAATTTAACTATTTATTACCATTTTCGTCAAAGAATTCTTTAACTTTATTGGCGATATTTTTTACTTTTTCAGAATTTTTTTTGAATTTGTTTTTCCAAGCATCCACGTCTATTGTCGAATATAACAACCTATAATTTTCCACGGAATTTAAATTATGCATATACGAAAGAAATTCTTTTGATGCTAACAATACCCATGGAGTTAATCGCCTCTCAAATATTAATCTAGAAATTTCAGAAGCCAACAATTGATTAAAAACTTCGACGCGGTTACATTCTAATATTGAAGCTAATTCTTCTAATAATTTGAAGGTTAAATTACACTTTATATCAATTTCAACAAATTCGTCAAAATAATTTATAAACATATCATATGATTCTTTCATTCTCCAAAGCATCGGAGAAATATTATTAATGTTCATATAATCAATATACATTTTTTTATCGGGTATTCCTTTATCTATAACAAATTCTTGAAATTCCGAAAAACTATTAAAAAATCTAGAATCTACAAAAGTCTGTTTTTGAGGGACAGATGATTTCTTTTTGGATAACCAATATGAATAATCGTTAAATGATTTGTATCCTTTTTTTGTAGTTAGGAATTCCCAACGCTCTTTGCTACGACACGTATGTTTTTCTAAATTTTCTTTTGTGGATAATTTTTTTAAACAATATTTACATTCGTAATAATTAAAATTAGTCATTCTCTTTTTTAATTTTCTTCAATTCATTGTCATCATAACCCAATTCTTTTGCCATGTCAATTATTGTTTCAATATCAAACATGTTAATATAATTACTTGCAGAAGCATTGCTCAAGTCGTAATATTCCGAAATTAATTTATTGGTTAATTGTTTATTTTTTCCTTTTTTAAAAGGAATCCATTTATATCTCTTTTCTGTGCCTGAAGAAGCAATGACCATCAATTTATAAATTAAATCTTTATGATTTGATAAGGTGTATAAAAACGGATTTACTATAGAATCTAAAGCTCGGATTTGTTGACTATTTTCCGTTCCAGTCATCCACCTAAACAGTACCACCATAGACAATTTATTTTTTTCATCTTCGGTTAATGAATCAAGATAATATATATTGCCATTATCTATGTTTTTTAATACGTCAAAAATATCTACTTTATTCTCAGTTTTCATTACTTACTAACCGCAATTTGGTTTCACAAAATCTACACATAACATACGTTCCATGATGGACCAGATAATCAATTGGATGGATACACTCTTTAACCATTTCATTACGAATTGCAGTTATATCGTCCACAATTTTAGTTTTTTGATAATTCAATTCTAAAATTTGTTGCTGAATAGGATCTAAATCTTTAACTAATGCTTCTAAATTCCTTTTTTTTCTGAGCCAAGAAGTTTTTTCATTTTTATTTCTGAAATTTGAAATAAAGGTTAATTGTTTTTTCTTTAATTTTTGTTCCATTGTTATATTTCTCCCAATTTTAAAAACATAGCGAATGCTGTGATTTCGGGGTCTGCCTGCCGAATATGTCTGTCAAGATAATCTGCAATTATAATAATCCCACGTTTCCATTTTGTTTCATCAGAAAATTTACCTATTTCTTCTAAAAAGGTATATAAAAACTTATACAATTCTTCATATTCATCATTATTTAAACCGGAAATACATTCACGAATCTTTTTATACTGGTTTTTTTCCATTAATGAAACTATTTCCAAATATGTTTCCATACTGGGATCAATTTCGTTAGGTTCATTTAATATTCCATTTTTAGAATTATTTTGTAATAATTGTACAGCCTTACGCATATCAGGATATGCCATATCCACTATTTTATTTAAATCATCTAGTGATGCTTTAATTTTTTCAGCTTTAAGAATAACTGCCAACCTTTCTAACATGGAATTTTTATCTATGGATTTAAATAATAATTCAAAACATCTTGATTTCAATTCCGGAATTATTTTCCGGCCATAATTACATGTCAATATAAAACGTGCATTATCAGCGTATTCTTCCATCATATGACGCATAACTTGTTGTGCATCAGGCGTCAATCTGTCTGCTTCATCGATAAAAACAACTTTGAAGTCCCCATGAGAAAATGTGGAGATAAAACCTTTAATTTTATTTCTAATAACATTTATACCATTTTCATCTGAACCATTAATGACCAAAAAATCAGATTCATCGATATTTAATAATGATTTTAGCATGTATGCTAAAGAAGTTTTCCCTGTGCCGCGATGACCGTTTAATAATAAATGGGGAATATTCTGTTCTTCTATAAATTTTTCTATTATTCCTTGCTGTTTAGCGTTTTGAAAAATATAATCGCCCAAGATTTTTGGACGATATTTAATTTCCCATAAATGTATTTTCATGCTGATATCCTATTTTAGGAGATTATAGCACATTCCGAGATTTATAGCAACATTTATTTAAAACGAAGGTGGAACATCTGATACACACATTACATATTTTTCGTTAGTTTTCCAAAATAAATCGCCCAAAAATCGTAATCCTGCTGTCCACATAAGCTTTTCAATTAATATGTATTGACCAACTTGTACATATTTTACTTTTGGTCCTACATTCGTTACTTTCGCCCATCTAGACGCTTTAGGATCATCTGTTTTGTTTTGTATAACAAAGCCCCAATTAGTAGCATTTTGGAATCCACCACCCAAGGTGTCTTCTACAAATTTAAATAAAATCCCGTCTTCAATTGCTTGTGGAATCATTGTGTTTTACCTTACGTTTCTTTACTTCAAGTTTATTATTATCTGTATCAATTTCTTCATCCACTTTTAAATTTTGGATATTTTCTTTATATTGTTCATCTACACTTGCTCGATGTACCATTTCATTGACTTTATGTTTAGAACTTCTTCTTCTTTTTGCATTAACGAATCGTTCGCGCTTTTTCACGTCGTCTGTTATAGCAACATCCGCAATTGAATTTTTGATTTTCAATAGATCAAAATCTACTTCTTCTCCACGTAAACTTCTAGCCTTTCCCATTAAATTAATCCTTATTTTCGTTTATTTATTTAGTTTCAATCTGAAGAATTCAGATTGATCTAGTTTATACTTTACCGCATCTACCATATGCAACCCCAACAAATATAACGCATATGATGCGCATGAACTACCTCTACCAACACCCCATACTATGGTATTATTTTTAAATTGTTCTAATAGAAAAATAATACTCTTAAATAACATTTCCATATTTAATTCTAATATTAGTTTATATTCAACTATTATTCTATTAATACGTTCTTCTATTTCATCTGAAGAAAAATTTTTATTACTTGTTTCTTCAAACAATCTATCAAATAAAACGGTTTTTAAATTTAAATTTTTATATTCTTTTGGAATATTGAATTCATTATTTATGGGTTTAATTTGTGACTTTATTATTAATTTGTTATCTACCAACTGGTTGAATCGTTTTACGTCATTATCTATTTCTTTTACAAATATTTTATTTCTGTCTATCTCATCCAATGATAAAAACATTTTAACTAATGTACTGATATTTAATGACACGTCTCCATCTATCCAAAGAGTTCTATCTTTTAATTCAAAAGAGTCTTTATTAAATAAATTCTGATTTTGTGTCATGTTCGTTCTTGAAAAATTCTTTTCCAGCATGTTTCTGCGGATCAAAATTTAAATTAACATTACTTGTTGGCATTGATTGTAATACTTCTGGCGAAAATTGTACCGGAGGTGGAACATACGCCTGATGGGAAGATAAATCACTATATACACTAGATACAGTAGTGTTAACATCTTCTACAATAGAAAAAAGTTTCTCACTAATAAGTTTCCATTGATCAGATGTTGGCGACCAATTATCAGGATGCGCTGAACAATATCCATCTAACCATGTTTTAAATTCATTTAAAGTATATTTTTGATTTTTTTTGGTTTTTTTCTTAACACTCATATTTTAATCTCGTTATCTAATTATATATTCAAAAAATTTCCTATCGTGACAGTATCTTTAAGATACTTGTTATAAGTATCTGTAGGAGCTATCATTATCCATAATCCGTGAATATCACAACATACCATATTATTCTTATTCAACGAAGGATAACACGTTTTTTCCCATTGTTTGTAATTTATTACTTTAATATCAATATCATTGATTGAATGTTTATTTGGGTTATACGTTACTACACTAAATGCAGTTCTAGTTAAATCTGAAATTTCTACCATATCTACTTCTGATGTTTCTTTAGAGAATACCAAAATATACCAATCAGCAGGAATATCCAATATTGTATTGCCAAATTTAACGGATAAGACCCTTGTATAGCATTCTTCCAATAAAGAAAGTTTATTTAAGAACCAATCTTTTTTATTCAAATCTAATGTCCAAAAATATTCAGATATTATTTTATCATCTACTCCGGTAAGATGAATAGGTTTGTTATTTTCATCACAAATTATCATTAAAAACTCCTAATCTTTGCTATTCTAACATAATTTCATTGCGTTGTCAATAGTCAATCTTATTTTCGGAATAATTATATTTTTGTTCTCTATAATATTTTTTCCGTTCAGATAAATGACGCTTTGAAAATTTCAAATCTGAACTTATGTCCCACACATTTACCGATTCTTTATCTTCTGCTTTACGTAACCCTCTACCTATAGATTGTATTATTTGTATAAAACTCTTACCGGGATCAATTAAAAATAAATTAAATATTCTTTTTATATTCAATCCTGTAGAAGCTAAATTATATGTAGCTATTACTACTACATCATTATTGGTGGAAAAAGAATTATAAATTTTCTTTCGTATTTCATTTTCATCGCCTCCATGAATAAAAACAGAATTGGGCACCAATTTTGATAAACGTCTGCCAAAATCTACCCCATTAACTAACACAAAAGAATTGCCACATTTTTTTGTGCTAATATCTATAAAATCAGCTAAAAATTCATTTCTTTTTAAATTTTTTGCAAGCCACGTTCTTTCTGATTTAAAATCTGGAAAATAGTTTTCTTTAAATTCTTTTAAAGACGAAACTGGTGTATCTGGGTCTTTAATTCTTTTCCAAGTCTCCCATGCTTCTGTAAAATTTTCTTTTATTTGAATTGTACTTAATTTTAATTTAGCAAGCCACCCTAAATCTATCAGGAACTTTCCGCCAACATTGGCAACTTCTTTACCAAGCACATATCTAACTTGTTCAAATTCACTTTCATCTTTAGGTAATGTTCCTGTCACACCTGCTATAAAAACTGCACGATTAGCATAACCTACAATAAGACTTTTAAGCGTATTAGATTTGGTGCCGTGAGCTTCATCAACAATAACAGCTTGATAATTTCCCAAAATTTCTGGAGAATTTTGTAATGATTGCCAAGTAGACACTATATGTTTTTTATTTAATTGTTTTTCTTTACCATAATATACACCAACATCATTACCAAATAGTTTAATTTCTTCAACAGTTTGAAGCACTAAATCTGTTGTTGGAACAATGACAATAGTTCTAAAATTCATATTATCATTAATTAATTTCATTAATGCGCCTATAACATAAGATTTTCCCGCTCCTGTTGCAGCAATAGCAATGCCTCCACGATTTTCAATCAGAGCATTGATACATTCAACCTGATGATCTCCCAATGTTATTTCATAATCTGAAAAATAATTTTTTTCAATTAAAGGAATATCAAATGTCACAGGATTTCTGTTATCTATCAATTTTATTTTATATCCAAATTCTTTTAAATCAGGAATAATATCTTCAACAAAATGTATTGACGTTTTTCCTGCTTCACTGAATAAACGTATTTTTCCATCCCATCTGCCTAATGTATAAGCAGGCTTAAATCTGTATCCTTTGTCAAAATAACCAAATTTTTCGTAAAAATATTTGTATTCATCTATGGTTATTCCTATTACAGCAATGTTAATTTCATCAAGTATTTTTATAGTAGCAATTTTTGTCATAATCTTATTGTAATATTTTGTAACTCGTTTTCATATATTTTGACTAAATTATTAAGACAATATGCTCTCTGTCTAAATGCTTCTACAATAGATTTACATTTTTCGTAAGAGGTTTTAGCTTCTAATAGCATAGAATATGTTTTATTATATTCTTTATCACCTTCTACTACTTTATTGATAGCAGTATCCGTATAATCTTTTGCAAATGATTCTTTAATGAATTTTATTCTTTCTGCTCTAACCTTTTTTACTTGCATTTCCATATAATCTACGATATACGAAGCTTCTACAGCAATCTGATCGTAATATGCAACTAACGATGCTTGTTCTACGATAGCAGATTGAATGTTTTTACCATCCAATCTTATATCAGTTTCCCATTTATCAATTCTATCATCAATAGAATTTAAAGATTTTTCTAATTGGTCTTTAGTGTTCAATTTACTGTTCCATTGTTCTTATAAAAATCAAATACAAATTGTTGATCTATTGATAAATTTTTTGTAATTAATTCTGGAAATAAATTTTGATTATCAAAATTTGCTTTAGCATTAAACGAATCTACCATTTTTAATGATCTGAATTCGTTATTAGTGAACTCTTCCATAATTTCTTTTATTTCGTTTTCATCTATTTCTTTATTTTCTAATAACAATTTGAATTCATCCGTAAATATTAATAAATCGTTAATGCTATTATTCATAGTTGCCAAATTAATTAAATGAATTGGTAAAACGAAAGAAAAAGTGGCAGATTGTTCATTTTGTGAATTAAAACATATTCCACTAATTCGTATTACATTGCGCATCACCCGCTCAACTGTTTGTATAAACGCGCTGTCTTTCTCTGCCGCATAATGTAAAATAAATTTCTCAATCTCTATCAAAACAGGACTTAAAGCCTGTTTCGTTAATTCCGAAAATGTTTCATCTCTGACTGTAAGAATATCATATATTGACATATTATTCAATACATCTCGAATATCATTTTCCACATCAATCTTCGGAAATTGTTTCTTCTTCTTCATCCACTGAAACATTTAGCACCTCATGTTCTTTTTCAATTAATACTTGTAATACGTCTTTTTGAACATCCGAAAAATTTTTCGATTGAAATTTCTTCTCTCCAAAAGTATACCATGAACCGGCTTTAGTCACAACTCCTAAAGATTCTGCAACCTCTAATAGTCCTGCAAATTTATCCATTCCGGTATCATAAGGAACTTCAATCTTAGCTTGTTGGAATGGCTTTGTGAATCTTGTTTTCAATCCGAAAGCCTTTAGTTTAATTCCTTCAAATGTTTTAGTTAGATCATTTTTCAGCATCAAGCGTGTAACCAAAAGAATTTGACTAAATGGATATTTCAACGCTTCTGTCATCAAGTATTCGTTGATTGGATTCTTGGCCGCAATTGAGTCTTGATTTTTATACACTTGTTTTGTGCATAATATTGCAACATTTAGATCCTTAATGTCATGCATGAACGGAGACAGCATTGCTTTTAATTGTTTGGCATGTTGCCCTTGATCACCTTTCACGTCGCCATCAATATATGCTTTCATTTGACTCTCTGTAAGCATAGCATCTAAAGAATCCACAACAATTAAAAATGGTTTTGCTTCATTATGCTTTCTATATGATTTAAGAAACGCTGATATAACATTTACTCCTTGAGCTACAGTAGATACTCCACGATACACATAATATTCATCATCAGGATTTACTCCAACATTACGAACAAAACCATCATCTTGAGCATTTTCTGAATCTACTAATAAAATTCCCATCCCCATATCTTGGGCACTTTTAATAATATTTGCCGTAAGAAATGATTTGCCTGCACTAGATGGCCCAGCCAACATTGCAAGCTTACCTTGCCCGATTCCTCCTAAATATTTGCCTGATAATATTTTATTCAGAACATAATTACCAGTACTAATCCAAAATGTTGGACCCGGAGCACTGATAGAAACACCTTCAAGCTTCTTGGTGTCTTTTACAAAATCTGTTAAAAAACTCATAAATTTCCTCTATTATTGAAAAAATAAAAAGGGAATAGGAATCTTTCCTATTCCCTTCACCACCCCATTTTACTTACGGCGATTGCGCCTAATTTGTGCCAAAATGTCATCATCGTCATCATCAGATGAATCATTTGTCAAAGCATCATTAGTATCGTCATCATCAACTTTATCGTTTGATGCTTTTGAATTTGACGTACTTGTTTTGACATCAGAAACACCTTCATCAGCATCAGAATCGTCTGATCCATTTAGATGAGCATCTAGTTTACGTTTAACAAATTCATAGCCGGGATTTGAAGGCAATAATGTTTCTAAATCTATAAGACCTTCTTGTACGGCATCCAAATATTCTTCTGGAATTGCAGATGGTTTACGCGCAAATCCACTTCCAACGGCATACGTGCCATGTTCCCCTTGAGCCGTTTTCTTTATAATGAAATCATAACCCTTCTCGATATCCCATGGCAGTTCATCAAGATCATCACTGCTAATTTCTTCCTTGATTTTTTCCATTAATTGGTACCCAAGTTGAGTAGTAACTACCTTACCTACGGCAGTTTCGCCAGTTTCCTCATCAGGAGGAAGAGGATCTTCTAATATCAACAACCTCACCATATTGGATTTCTTTCTATAATAATACTTTCCATTTGCAGAACCTTTGCCTTCTTCTTTATAGAATTTGCGAGATAGATCAGATATAGGACATTTTTCGCCATACATCTCTAAACACGGAATAGTCTCCGTTTTCCCGTCAATAGCAAGTTTATGTTCTAATTTTTCAACATAAAACAGGAAAGGGTTTTCCTCATTCTTGTCAGGGAGAAGACGTACTTTAGCTTTTTCACCAATGTTCATTTCCCAAAAAGGCCAAAAATCTCCACGGCTACGCTTTACACCTTCACCACTCTGTTTTTCCTTCTCTTTCTTAAACAACGCTTTTAATGCTTCTAATTTCTTATTACTCATTTTTATTTTTCCTTTTGTTCTAATAAGTTCTAAATTACAACTAGATAATTCTAATTGTAATTGTATTTATCTTTTTCAAGATAGTCCGATTATACAATAAAGTTTTCTAAAAGTCAACTGAATTATATTAAATAATTCTTAACGAATTATATTCTCACCACGAAGAAATTCCATCACCTTCATGATGTGCTTACATAATCCCGGAGTCTTTGTAGGGTTAACTGGCGGCATATAATCTGTTTTCCTCACATATGGCGATGGAGGATCGCCTTCTAATGAATTTTTACCATGGTTCCATACCGAAAACCTATAATAAAAATCCAAACAGTTGCATTTCACTTTCGCTTGTGTCTGCGATTGGGTGAATTGCTTAAAATAATACGTATTACCATCCATAGCAACAATAGAGGATAATCCATCTCCTTCTTGTCCGTATTTAACATTTAAAAAACGTACCTCTACAGCGTAAGGAGACGTTTCTCCCGACACTTTAAACTTAAGTAGTAGAGTTTTGTCCTGTACAGACGGAATGGCCTGATAATTCGTTACACGGGTTTTGGGAGCCTTTTGATTACGCTCCGGTCCAAATGCTCGGTTTACATTATTTTTAAGATTTGACAATGAAAGTTCTAATAACATTTCACCGGCAATGTCTATGTACGTTTCTTTAATTTGCATTAAATTATTTATGTTCACTTATAGTTTTATCTATTTCTTCAAAGACCGCTTTACCCAGTTCTTGGTAAATTATATCAAAGTATTCTTTAGATCGTAACTCTTCAGCAATCATAGGCGACAGTGGAACTCTAATTTCGCATACAATTGCCAAATTTGGTTGAAATGTGTAATCATCCATTACTATTGTACGTTCTTTTATAGAAACTTTCATTTTTCCTTTTCCTTTTTCTTTTTCTTTTTCCAATTATACCACATTTTTCGTAAATTGTCAATTATACCACATTTTTCGTAAATTGTCAAAACAATACGCCAGAATTTGTTGGATGACCATGTAAACTGTTAAAGAACTGCTCCAATACGCTTGAACGGCTTGTATCGGGTTCCGCTTCATCGTTTAAATATTCAAATTCTGTCTCTTCTTCAGGAGGCTTCCAGCTATGACGCTCTTCTATCTCTGAAGCCACAGAATACACCATGTCATACGCTTCTCCATGATTCGTAGCCAATTGTTGAATAATATAATAACATACCATACACGCCATTATCCTATCATCCGTAGCTCCGGTCTGTGCAGCATATGATCCAGAATGCCTAACAAACGATTTCAATTCTTTTAACAATTCTGGAGAATTTAATGTAAGCTTACCACGCTCAAACGCTTCCTTAAATTGTATGCAAGCACGCATTTTACTCTTAGCATTACTATTGACACCTTTCATCTTACTACCAGCATCAGATACCAACGCTGCCAAAGGAGGGTCCATGTCACCTTCATATGACGCTAATACACCTTGACCAACACCATTGTTCTCCACACTAAAATAAATTTCCTCTGTAGCCTGTTCCAAAAATTTCAAAATAGATTTTAATTCTGTATACATGATCTGTGGAGACAACGTATTCGTACAATATTCCATCACTTGTATCATAGAAGGAAATTCAAATACTTGTATAACACCACCATCATTACCATTCCCCGTCGATGGGTCTACACCTACCAAATACGTAACGTCTTTCTTGAGATATTCAAAAAACTGAAATCTATCACTATTGACAGAATGCTTAATATGTTGATTCGTTTTAATACGATCTTGTACTCTCATTTCCGCTGGAGTAATTATAGAAGTATCAATAAGTGTTAATTCTTCCGATAAGAACTCACAGTTATGGGAAGTGACACCATTCGTCAAATAATGATTACCATCTTCTACGTTTACTAAATCATAAACAATTTCATTACCTATAATTAATTCAACCTCCTGTACCTTTACATTCGTCGGAGAAACCCTGTCTCCCTTGACAAGATTTTCAGCTTCTCTAAAACCATCTCCAATTTTAACCAAATGTTTTGGTGTACAATGTAAATGTGTTCCATCTTCAAAATGAATTTTAGTCGTCGCATTCACAATCTTTTTAGTTATTGTGTAAAAATCTTTGAAACCGTTTTCGGTTAATACTTCATATTGACAATTCATTTAATATCCTTTCTTACTATTTCACGAATGGTATCAGGAACAACACCATATTGTTTTCCCTTTTCTATTGTAAATACTTCAAACCGTCTAGAGTGTTTATGTTTATTCAATCGCTTTACAAGATTTACTGTCACTCCAATATATTCTAAACCGTCTTCTCTGGTCAATTTATAAATTATTGCCATGTTATATCCTTATTATGTTCTTTGAAGATTCGTTCATCAAATTCTTTAATTGTAATATTTTCAACTTTCCCTGTATTCTTATTACGCACCGTTATTACAGTACTCCCAACGACACACTCGTATTCTTGGCGCCATTTACGTTCTCCTAGTATTCCGACAAATTTTTTCTTAAATGCTTCATCACGGCCCGGAGGCGCATTCCAAGGGACAGACAACGGATAGAATTCTCCACCATCATTACCACTATCCGCCATCCTCCATATTTCCGCGTATTTCCCAGTATCTCCATTGGGCGTAGAAGAAATAATAATTCTTCCACCTTCACTAACCGTAGGAATTATACTATCCCAAAACGCATTCGAAACGTGTCGCGCCACGAATGCTAACTCATCACAATATAAAACTGATATTGACATTCCGCGTCCAGAATTTTCTGAGGTTGTAGTAGCGACAATTCTCGAACGATTATCAAATCTTATTTCATGTTTATTATATGCTGTTGGATCGACTCCCGGTTTTAACCAATTTGGAAGTTCTTCGTATGCATATTTAATTTTATCTATTATTTCTTTAGCATTTGTAGAATTGTTGGATGCTACTAATATTACTTGATCACTCTTAAATGATGCCCACCATAATAGAAAAGCCATAGTAGTTGCCGTCTTACCCACCTGACGGCTCATCTTAGTAATAACTCTTTCATTATTCATCATAGCTTTAATATATTCTATTTGATAATTATAAAGTTCAAATTTAACTTTACCGACTTTTACAGTTTTAATATAAACATAATTCTTAATAAAATAAATGGGGTCATTGGCACATTTTTTTAATTCTTCTATCATTTCACGAGTATAGATTATTTCTTCGTGTGCTACTTTAATACCATATTTTTTTCGTGACATATTAAATATTCTATTACTAAATTATATATTATTGTATTTTACAAGCGCGAACCATTGCATTAATTACATATTCATGCTATAATTCTGAAAAAACATTAATGTTATGATAGAACTAATATATTGTAATTATTGCAATAATAAATTTAAAAAAATCTAGAAAGAACTCTAAATTTTGCAATCCAATATGCAGTAAAAAATATCATGGATTAAAATCTTCAACCAAAAAGAACCGTATAGCTATTGATGGTATAGAAAATGAAGTTCCTTCATGTATAATTTGTGGATATAAATCTAGATCTTTAGTAATGCATATTAAAAATCAACACAGTATGAATACAAATCAATATAAAGAAAAATTTAATGTTGATAATAATTCATTATACCATCATTCTTATCTCAATGAATTGTCCAAAGCTATCAAAGGGGAGAATAATCCGGGATATAATCATGGCGGCAAGTATTCTCCTTATTCGGATAAATATTGATTATGAAAATACAAAAATTATTAGAAGCAGAATTTGATAGTCAACAACGCACTGTTAGTTCTGGCAAAGAATTCAAAGATAAACAGTATAAACATCAACAAGGACAGCGAAAATACTATCCTACGGGTCGATCTGGAGCATTTGGTAGGGTATACTCAATAGGTGATCCTCATACCGTAGTGAAGCGTCCACATGCTGCTCAAGAGGATACTGATCCGTATTATGTTTATGCAAAGGAAGTGATAGAAAATAAACTAGCACAAAAAAATCCTTATTTTCCAAGATTTTTCAATGTAAAAGAAGTTAAAGATTCGGAAAATAACATCTTATATCGTTTTGAGATGGAGAAGCTTAAATCTTGTGAAGAGATTGAGAACAATAATCCGGAGATAATCAAAAATACTATTTTGAATATTTTTGGGGAAGATATTTATAAAACGTATTACGTGGAACGCGAATCGGAATATCATGCTAAATTTTTAGCTAATGCAATGAGTGTACATATAGTTGAAAATCATGCAGATACAAATGATGATAATTTTAATAATGCCATACGCCTTTTACATAGGATAAAAGAAGATAACGAATTTGTTTTAGATTTACATAGTAAAAACATCATGTTCAGACTATCTCCGTACCCACAGGTAGTGATAACCGACCCATTTGTTTAATACCCTCAACAGGGCCATCAAAATACATACGAATCAGCACGTTTCCGCAACAATTACCACTGTTTGACAGCATGTAGATGTTCTGTTAAACTGACAAACAATAAATAAGTGATTATGAATAAACTATTAACAACAATCAAACAGATATGCTGTATCCATCGCTACAAAACTATTAAAACAATTCATATGTCTCATGCAATGGTAAGATGTAGTAAATGTAAATTAACAAAAGCGAAAATTACAAAATGAATGATATAATTTTATTAGAAAGTAAGATCGGAATTGTATCATCTGATGCCAATAAGCTGTTACAAATTATTCATTCTTTTTCAAATTCTTGAAGATCATTGTTCGCTTCTGGTGCTTTACTGCGCATGTAAAAAAGAGAAGCATCGTTTACATATGACTTAAAATGTTCTTTAGCTTTTTCTGTATCATCTTTGGCTAATGCTAATACTACTTGTTTGATATCATCATTTGGCATATCATTTATCCTATTTACAATTTATTTAGGATAAATAAATTGAAACAAGAATGGTTATGAAAATACAAAAATTATTAGAATCAATTGAACTTTTAGAAATGAGTGAAAGGGAATTGTATGCTCTAGGGAAGAATCTTGAAGTTCTTTTACGCAATCATGGTTATCGTTTTGTGATGACGAAACATGCTGGTTTAGATCGACTGGTTAATGATCCTACTCGTCAGAATATTACTTCTAATGATTTCTATGCTACTGTAGAAAAACTCTTAGTAAGTGAACGATTTTCTAAAATGAGAGAAGCTAAAACTAATTTTGAAGGGAAAGTAACGAATAGAACTACAGGATTAAATTTGATATTCTATGTTGATAATAAAAGAAATGAATTCCGTGTGATGACAGCTATGGGATCAGATTTTAGAGGAAACAATAACCCTACAGTTCCGTTCAATGTAAAAACTTAAGAATAAGAAATATTAGATTTATGTTTATTGGCATATTCTAATAATTCTATGAAATTAGCAATATATTGTTTCAATCTAGAATAATCCAACCCCACGTCGATAATATTATTACTTTTATTTTCTGGTCTAATATTGTTTAATATTTTTTTATCTTGAATATTGCGTAATTTCATTAAAATCTTTGGAATATCTTTATACAAAATGGTTCCAACCAAATCTTCAGAATTATATCCAATAAGATTTAAAAAATTTCTAGCATTATCGTTTGCCAAATTCATTTCATATTGTTTAGAATCATCTTGTATTGTATTATTTTGTATAATTGGAATTCTTACTACTTTTAAATCATTGGGGGACGTTATTGATAATCTTCCATTTTCTGTTTTATCGCCTTCAAATTTAAGTTTTCCTACAGTAACGTGTTTGCTCAATCGTCCTACCATTCTATTCAATATATTTTTAAAACTGTCCCAAAAATGATCATTTACAATGTTATTAACATAAAAATTGACAACTCCTGTAGGCTTATCATAGTCGTCTCCATCCGAATCAAAATACATTCTTCCATTTCTGGTATCTATTTTGTTTTTAACAAACTTATAATAAAATGGGTCCGATTTTACTTCGGAATCAAAAATATATCCGCATAAAAACGCTATAGATAACACGGTATCATATTGCGTCAAATCATCTTCAGCCGTATTATAAGACTGATTATCTTTTATAGAAAAAGTTACAGATTCATTTATTATATCACGTAATTTCATTTTAATTATTTCCTTACATTACATAAATTTTATTATGTGTAGTATGTAACATAGAATCTATAGCATATTCCATAGTATTAGATAAAGAATCTAATAAATCATTTACATATTCAACATCTTTACAATGATAAACCATACGATTTGCTTTAAACGATTGTGGAGCATCATTGAATTTTATTTTACCAGTTGTGATATATTGAGCTATTAATTCATTTAATACTTCAAACCAGTCCCTGATAATTCCTTTTCTAGCTGATCTGAATGTGGCTACGTTTTGAAAGAAATTTTTCATTATTAATTGATTGTTTCGTTCGTTTCCATATTTACCATATGAATTAATCATAGAACTGTCAGATCTTGGATATTCTGATTTTCCATAATATTCCATAATTTCAGATAATCCACTAATAAGATAATTAGAAGCTTCTTTGTAATAATAATTACCACCACTTCTGTTATTATCTCTAGCTAAAACGTGTCCTATTCTATGAGCGATAATCCATGGAGTCATAGGAATTTTTTCTGCCCCAGAATTATTTGTGAATACAATTGTTACAGAATCTGGAGTTTTATTTTGAGAATCTTGTACAACTTTTGCTACATCATCGCCAAGATTTTTCTGGATATAGTTTATATCCACTTCACCCACTTCTTGAAATTTTGATGTTCCGGGTTTATTGACGAATATAAAGTTAAAATCCATATCAGAATTAGCGAACTTTTTATGAGCACGCTCAACGCTTCTAGGATTAGTTATTAACGTTCTATCTCTTTTATCTTTAAAAGAATGTGGTTTGTTAAAATCACCTACAGTTTGATAATCTGCTATTGGAGCTTCAATGAGCCATTTGATAAATGATCGTTCTTTATTCATAATAACTATTTATACTAGTATTCTAGTATTCTATAAATTCCTCATTCATTTTTCTCTTGCATAATTTTACCAAAACATCAGCATGACAAGGGCGCGGACTACAGCTACAAACTAGATCTTTGCCGAATAATTCGCCTAAACTATCATATAATTCTTCAGAATCTAAAATATATTGTTCGTATCGGTCAATGACTTCTTTTCTAGTTCCGTCAATTCCAGATTTCCAAGGATTACCCCATTTAGTCGGTCGCCCAACGTAAACGGAATTATCATCCAATTTGTGGATATGACGGTTTAAAACTTTCATTAAATAATTTCCAATAAAATTTACATAAACTAGTACAACATTACTACATCTGTCAATAAATAACTTCAAAGAGGAAGAGAAATGGCTATTATAAAAACTAAAAATGTTGTTGAGAATAAAGATCGTTATCGTACTGCCAATGAAAAATATTATGCGGTATTCATACTCGATGAAGATTTTGAACTTAAACCTTGTTTATTGACCAAAGATAATATTCTTAAAGGCATTGAACGTGCTGATAAAAATAAAGAAGATGTTCCTAAATTATCTTGGATAGTTTCATGGTTTTATAAACTTGTAAAGAAAATTAAAGCCTATTGAAGGCTTTAATTTTATATCTTCCATTTTCCGTTTATAATATGCAATAAGGTTCTCTTACCATCTGGGTAAATTATACAATGCGTATGCATCCATGAAGACGGTCCTCTGGTATATTCCAAATTCTTCTTACATGATAATCCTACCTGATAAGCAGATTCATATATTGAGGGAGAATGACGATGCCCTACAATGATTTTATCTGATAATTTACTAAATCCTTTTATCTCACCTCTACTACCATCTGCACCAACATCTCCATGAAATCCTACTTCTATTCCACAAATTCTTACACTTTCATCTCTACGTAAAAATCTTGTAGACTTTTTATTTCGTAATCCCACTCCACTTTCAGGATTATGGCACCAAAATTTAAAAGGATCAAAAGATGAAAATCCGGTATCGGTACGTTTGACAGATTTCATTTGATGATATTTCATATAATAATACAGATCGGCATTTTCTGGGTCAAATTTAGGATCTGATATCATTAACCATTTCGCAAATGCTTCATCGTGATTGGATTTTACAATTATAACTTCTTGATCTTTCTTTGAAATTCTATCAATGAAGTCTGCGGTAATCTGAAGTTCTTCTTGGACATTATCTCGTCCGTAATGATGTTTTCCATAAGATAATACATCCTTTCCGATTGCGTGATGATTTCTTCTTCCAAAATCGAGCACATCATGTAAAATTACTTTTTTAGGTCTTAAAACAGATACAATAGAATCTGAAGAATTGAATGTAATTTCTTCTACTTGTTCATCAATAAATTCTGCATGAACGTCACCTGCTATCAATGCTTCTACGCGATTTTCTCTAATTACTTCTTTTGGAGTATAAAGTGTATCAAGGTCATAGAAAGATCCGTTATTAGAAGCATGAATGTGTCTAACGAAAAATAATCCATCCTCGTTTACTTCTACAATAGTAGCGGCAAGGCTATGATGGAATTTAGCCTTTTGACCTACTTTAGAATCAGTATAATTGGGGACAGTGACAGAACCTGTGGTCAATAATAACTTCGATAGTCCATTCAATGTTGGGACAGAACTTAGTCTAACTTTAGGATGGCCTAGTATAACTGAATCTCCACCAGAAAATCCTTCAAAACCGCTAATAGGATCACTAGCAGTAGGTTGAATTTTAATGTCTCCCATAATTACAAGATTATCAGCCAAACGTATTCTGGAAGTAATTAAATAATCTTCAACATGCGTAGCCCACCAATCATCGTTTTTAGCACTTTCGGACCATAGAGACGTAGGATTCTTATAACGATATGGGATCACTAGTAATTCAGCGTTACGATAATTACAATATCGAATAATAGAATCAAAAAATCCTTTATGAATAGGTGTTGCATTTTGTGCAGAAGTAATAACAAATACCGATGATTTGTTACAAGACTTAGTAACTTCGGTGCTGTTTAGTTCCGCATTCAATTCATTAACCATATCACTTGTCAATTTTGATAAGATCATTGGAATTTTGGCTAATGTGATTCCAAAAGAATTTTCTGTCTTCACGATTTTCCGTCTAACAGAATCGGACGTTATTCCTAGATACTCCGCAAGATTTTCTCTAGACCATCCTTTCTTTACGGCTAAAGTATACAACTTGTAAAATTTTTCTAAATCACCCATTTTATTTTTCCTTATTTTATTAAATGTTATTATATCCACAACGCAAACATTTCCACCCAGAACCAAGCACAATAGATATAGCTAGGTTTAATCATCGTCGCATTCTATTTGTGGATATTCTGGTTCGCTTATTTCAACATCTATTGCGCCATCATTATCGTTTCGTCTCATGATAGCATCCAACATAGAATTTCTATCCATTACGATTGTTGTATCATAGTTATTAACGGTAGTAGAAGATTTCTTCTGATTAAGTTTATCTTTATTGTCTTTGAGCTTGGCTTTCTTTTCTGCTGCACTTAACGCAACATTCAATTGTTGTCCTGTAACTTCCGCCAATCTGGCAAGATATTTAGGCTCTTGATTGGATGCAATTTGTTCTTTGAGAGTTTCAACCAAATCTAATGCGCTGTCCATGATAGACTGATAATCGTTTTCAAGTTCTTTATCTTTCTCATCGTATTGCTTATAATCAGCAAGCTCTGTTTTAGATTTATACTCCACGATTTCTGTAGAACCTTTCTCAATATTGAAATGGTCTTCTAATGGATGACTTCCCATTTTAATAATTTTGTCTATTTTTCTTACGGCCATAACATACTCACAATGTTAAACTATTTATTGTTTAATTTCGTTTGGAACCGTTGTAGCCGCTTTCAATGTATTAGATGATAAGTGTTCTTGCACCAATGTTCCGATTTCTTGAGATTTAGATTTGATAGCGTGACCTATCACTTCCACTTCGAATCTAAGGTCTGTCAATTTCTTTTTCATTAAATCCAATACTTCAAATTCCTGAACTATAGTTTCAGGAAGTGTATCAATAGGAATAACACCATCATCCGATGTTAAATATGTCGTTTTTTCTGCTAGTAATCTTTTTGGTAATGTCATTGGTTAATTTCCTTTATCTGTTTATCAAATTTATAAAATCGTCTAAATCATCGTCTGTTACGCCAGATATTTTTATTTTCTTGGATCTATTCCAAATATCTGTATCATCTTCTAAATTAATTTTAGATTCTTCTGCTACTATTTTAACACTGTTGTATGCACTTTGTACAGACTCTTCATAATCCACGTAATCTTTAATAACATCCAACATTTCGTCTGGAACCGCAATTTCTCCATCTATTCCGGGAAACACTATAGCTTCATTCTT